AACAGCCTATGTCGGAGATTTCCTACGGCTTGTCAAGACCAAGAATCCAAAGCCCCCAGCTAAAACTGCCCAGCGCAGGACCGCTAGTAAGCCAACTGGCTGATGAGTTAGGTGTACCTTTACTGCCTTGGCAACAACATGTCTTAGATGATGCCTTAAAAGTAAACCCTGACGGCACATGGGCAAGATCCCAAGTAGGTGTGTTAGTGGCTCGCCAGAATGGCAAGACTCACATGATGCGGATGCGGATGTTGGCTGGCTTGTTTATCTTTGGAGAGAAAAGCATTATTGCCATGTCACAGACACGCCAATTATCCCTTGATACTTTCAAACAAACCGTAGACATGGCCGAAAGCCTTGACTGGATGCGTAAGCGGATCAAGCGTGTATCCCGGACTAACGGCCAAGAGGAGATTGAGGTGTATTGCCATCACTACCCAAAGTCTTGTGGTGGTAAATGCGAAAGACTTAGAAAGTACGCAATTAGAGCTGCGACCAGCGAGGGCCCACGCGGTAGTACCGCCGACTTACTTTATGTAGATGAGCTGCGAGAGATTGATGAGGCCACATGGGCCGCCGTTACCCCGATCACCCGAGCAAGGCCCAATGCACAAGTGTTTTGGACATCCAACGCTGGAGACTTGAATAGCAATGTCCTAAACGAGCAAAGGCGTAGAGCCTTGACCTTTGAGTCCAGCCGCATGGGTTATTACGAGTACAGCGCACCTGCCGGGTCTGATGTAAATGATGAAAAGGCATGGGCAATGGCTAACCCTGCAATGGGTTACACAATTACGAAAGAAAACATCAAGGATGCATCAATCTTTGATACAAAGGATGCTTTCAAAACTGAAACCTTATGTATGTGGGTTGATGCCATTGATTCACCTTGGCCTATGGACATGTGGAATGCTGGCGAGCAAGAAATAAGCCTTGAGGATGAACTACCTACATGGATGGCATTAGATCTTTCATTCAATCGTGAATTGGCTTGTTTAGTTACTATCCAAGAGCGACCAGAGGGTATGGCTGTATTCCTACATGAATGGAAGCGTGAGGGCGGTATTAATGACCTTGAACTTACAGGTGAATTGGCAACACTAGCTCGTAGATTTAGGCCAAGGAAATTTGCCTATGATCCAAACACTGCTGGGTACATTGCACCAAGACTTGCACAGGCTGGCATAGCAACCGAGCCAACACCTTGGGCATCGGCTGGCTTTGCCATTAGTTGCGATCAAACACTCAATGCAATGCAATCTGGCAAATTCATTCATCCCGGACAAGAGACATTACATAGTCATTTAGTCTCATGTGCTAGACGGCCAGCAAGTGATGGCGGATGGCGTATTGCGCGTAGAGCAGCGCAAGTACCAATTACAGCTGCAGTGGCTTTAGTCATGGCGGCAGGTCATGCTTGTGCGCCACAACAGACTGTGAGTATCATAAGTTCTTAAGGTCTACTTGGCAGTACCTTGAGAGTGTGGGTCAGTCACTCCTATCACTGACCCACACATCTCGACACGCGCACCAGATGCTTAAATGTCACACATTTATGAGATAATGCAGTATGGGATTTATTGATTTCTTGCTGGGCACTAATGTTGAAAATGTAACTGCCAGAGCCGCAAGCCCAGCCAACATCCATGTACCCTATTACCAAGATGCATGGTCACCCTTAAATCTAATAAGAGTTGGCCGATCCGATGCTATGCAAGTTCCAGCTGTGGCACGAGCCCGAAACATTATTGCTGGAACTATTGGTGAACTTGGCTTACATTCTTACAACGAAATTACAGGGGCAAAGGTAGAGGGCCGCACGATCTTACGTCAGCCTGATCCAGCACTGCCACGAATTGTTACGATGATTTGGACCGTAGAGGACATCCTGTTTAGAGGACATGCGTTCTGGTTAGTGCTTGCAGTTGATCCAGAGGATAACCGACCAACACAGGCTCGCCGAATTGATCCAACTCGGGTTACTTTCACAACTGACACAATGACTGATGAAATTGTCAATGGCTTTTACTTAGATGGAAACCTTTGCCCAATCACTGGCGTTGGCTCATTGATCATGTTTAGCGGAATTGACGAGGGCTTACTTTCACGGGGTGGCCGCACAATCCTAACCGCATTGGAACTTGAAAAGGCCGTCAACCGTATGGCGCAAGAGCCTAATCCAACAATGGTCATTAAGAATACTGGCGTTGATCTACCGCCAGAGCAAGTGTCAAGCCTATTGGCATCATGGAAATCAGCCCGGGCGCAACGCTCAACTGCTTACCTTTCAGGGCCACTAGATGTTACAACCTTTGGTTATGATGCCCAGCAAATGGAACTTAGCAGCTCACGCTTAAACACAGCAAGTGAAATTGCTAGACTTTGCAACATCCCTGCATGGTATCTAAACGCCGAAAGCGCAAGCGCAACTTACTCCAATGTAAGTGCAGAACGCCGAAGCCTTGTTGACTTTAGCCTTAAGCCATACATGGCCTGTATTTCAGAGCGATTGACCATGAATGACATCACTCCAAGAGGCCAAATTGTTAAATTTGATCTAGATGATTACCTACGCGGAAACCCATTAGAGCAAATCGAAGTCCTAACCAAAATGCTAGATGCCGGACTAATTAGTGTTGATGAAGCGCGTGAGGAAATGGATCTTGCACCGAGAGGAAATGAAGCAAATGCAACTTAATTTTGAGGGCCAGATTTTGGCAGCTGATACCGTCACCAGAACTATCTCAGGAATGGTTGTACCGTTTGGCCCTAGCGGAAATACATCTGCTGGCCCAGTACGTTTTGAATTTGGCGCGTTTGGTGAAATAGATGCCAGCAAAATTGTTTTGAACATGGAACATGACCGCACTCGCCCATTGGGTCGTGGTATTGCAGGTAGTGAACAAATTACGCCAGCAGGTATTTCTATGGCGTTCAAGATTGCACCGACAAGTGCAGGTAATGATGCATTGGTAGAAGCCAGTGAGGGATTGCGCCCGGCATTTAGCATTGAAGCCAGCGTCAATGAATACACAATAGAGAAAGGCGTGATGGTAGTGAGTGCAGCAAATCTCGAAGCCGTAGCCCATGTAACAAACCCAGCATTCAAGGATGCACAGATTTCTCAGGTAGCAGCAACTGAAACCGAGGAAACCCCAGAAACTCCCGAAGCGGAACAAGCCGCCGAGGAACAACCACAGGAGAACATTGTGGAAACCGAAAACACCGCCCCAGCGGCCGATGAAGTAACCGCCAGCGCGGTTGTTCAGGCTGCCGCACCAGTGGCTTACACCAAGCCGCGTTCACCAATCGTGAATGGATCATCCTACCTAGAACACAGCATCAAGGCTGCTATGGGTAACGATGAATCCCGTTCATACGTTCGTGCAGCTGACGAGTCAACAACCACTAACACTGGTCTAACACTTGCACCGCACTTAAACGAATTCATTTCAACAACTATTGTTGGCCGCCCATCCATTGATGCAATTTCAAGTGGCGCATTGCCAGCATCAGGCATGAGCTTCACCATTCCAAAGTTGACACAAGCACCATCTGTTGCTGATGTTAATGAAGAAGGCAACCCAGTTGGTACTCCGATGACCTCGGATTTCCTAACTGTAAATGTTAACAAGTACGCTGGTGCTTCGATCGTGAGCTGGGAACTCATCGATAGATCAAGTCCGGCCTTTCTTGAGGAACTCCTCAGGGAGATGTCTGCGGCCTACGCAAAGGCAACTGACCTTGCAGTAGTAACCGGCCTACTTGGCGGAACTGATGCAACAGCAGTAGCAGGATCAGCTGATGGCCTACAGTCATTCATCTCAACGGAAGCCGCTGCCGCATACGCAGGTTCAGGCAACTTTGCTCGTAACTTGATTGCTAACACCACAAACTGGGCGGCAATCATGGGTTACCAAGACGGCGCAGATCGCCCACTTTACAACGCCGCTGCACCACAAAACGCATCAGGCAACGTAGGCCCAACAAGCATCGTAGGAACTGTATTAGGCACAAACCTATATGTAGATCCACACATCGGTGCAGGTGGCGATGAGGGCATGATCCTTGTTGCACCAGAAGCTGCTACTTGGTACGAATCCCCAACCCGTCAGGTACAGGTCAACGTCATTGGTTCAGGCCAGATTGAAGTTGCAATCTACGGTTATGGTGCATTCGCACTTAAGAAGCCTTTGGGCGTTCGCGTTTACCAACAGAGCTAGAACCCCAAGTTAGAAGTGTGGGGGGTGCGGCCCTGTGCCCCCCACACACTTACAAGTTAGGAAAAGACAATGGCACTAATCACTTTGAGTGAACTCAAAGCAGTATTAGGTATTGGCGACATTTACGCCGATGCAATCGTTCAAGCCGTTGCCGATTCTGCCGAAAACATAATTTTGTCGTATTTGATTTTTGATGATGTTGCTATTAGATCAGTTAAATTAAAAGACAATGTTGCGACCTTTTATTGCTTTGAAAACACATTTGTAACTGGCCAAGCCTTAACTGTAACTAAGTGTGGCGCACCATTTGATGGTTCTCGCACAGTCTTAGAGAGTGGCTACGATGCTTACGAAGTACCGTATTTCACAGCTGCAATTACAAATGCAGACATAATTCAAAAGCAAATTATTCCAAGTGGCCGAGCAGTATTAACCAGCCAAGCCGCTTTGTACGATACGACACCAGAGGTCCGAGAAGCCGCTATGGCGGTCGCATGCGACATCTGGATCACTCGTACAGGAACCCTTGGCCAGCAAGGTGTGGACTTCCAAAGTCCTGCACCGTACCGCCTAGGGCGTTCTATGCTTACTAGAGTTTCAGGCCTACTAGGCAAGCACCTAGACACCCGAGGCTACATTGGCTGATCTAGCAACATACCGGGCTAACCTTGCCGCAACTCTTGCAGCTGCTGGTCGGGTTGTTTACTCATACCCAAATGAAAACATCACACCACCAGCCATTGTGCTTGTGCCGGGATCTCCATACATCACCGTCAGTGCCATTGGTGGTGCTCGTTGCAATGTGCGCTTTGACATCACAGTCATTGTTAATGCAGCTGATAACCAAGCAGCTCTAAAAAACTTGGAAACTTTAATCTTTAGTGTCACTGATCTACTAGCCAACAACATTTCGTTGCTGGGTGGATGGTCACAACCAACAGTTACGCAAATCGGAAACGCCGATATGCTTATCAGCCAACTCAACATCGAGATGGTCACAACCAACTAGAAAGGCAAGTCATGCCAGCAACATACATAACTGGTCGGAATCTGACCCTGAGCATTAACTCGGTGTCTTACGCTGACCAAGCATCAACAGTTACACTTGAAATGGAAAACAACCAGCAAGTGCTTGAGGTTCTATCAGGTCGCGCATACAAGACCGTAGATAAGACCGCCACACTTAATGTAGAACTATATCTAGATGACACTTCATCTGCTGGAATTATCAGCGCACTATGGGATGCCGCTTTGGCAGCCCCAGATACTAGCCTTACATTCTCGTTTGATGTAAACGGTGACACATTTGCTGGCAAAGTATTCCCAGTATTTCCAACCGTTGGTGGCGCGGCCACTGACGTACTAACCACCAGCCTCAGCTTTGTTGTTGAGGATGGCGCAGTAACCCGCACTTAACGAATAGAACAGGGCAACCATTATGCAATACACAGTTACAACAAAACAGGGCAATAACTACATAGTGAGTGATGAAAACGCTTGGTTGTGGATTGAGATTGAACGCGAACTCGGTTACACAGTCAGCCAAGCGGCAGAAAAGATGAGCCAAGGCTCGTTGGATGTCATAACTTGTATGCTTTACAAAGCCGCAAAGGCCCAAGGGCATACCAAGTTACCAAACCAGCAAGCATGGGTCACCAATGAGTTTGAAACCTTTGAGGTGGTCGAGGATAGCCCAAAAGAGAACTCGCTGACGGACTCGTCAGAATAGCGGTTGTCACCGGGATACCTTTGTCGGATCTGTACCAATGGTCACTCGCAGACATCAACACAGCCTTGCAGCTGATAACAGAGAGGAATGGTCATGGCTGAAAAAGTAACAGTCAAAATGACCCCTGACTCTCGGGATCTGCGGTCACTTTACAAGGCATTTCGTGAGATGGATGAGGGCGCAAAGAAAGCATTAAAGGATGATGTGACAAGCATCAGCCAGTGGTCAGCCACAGAGATGCAAAGCAGCTACAACTTAAACCCATTGCCAGCACAAGCCCAAAAGGTTGCGGCAACTATTAGAGCCAACAAGGATCGCATTCCAAATGTGACTATTGGTGGCAGTAAAGGCCGATTTAGTGGCGGCGCAGTATCTGGTCAAGTCTTGTTTGGATCAGAGTTTGGTGGCCCAGCACCTTTTGAAAATGGTGGTCGCAGGTTCCCAGAGCGTTCACGCCCACAGGGTCGAGGTAATGAGGGTTATGGCATTTTCATTACACTCAAAAGAATCCAGCCAGAATTGACACGCCGTTGGAAAGATGCGGTTAGTCGTAGAGTTATAGAAAAGTGGGATGACAACAATGGCTGATGTGAGAACACTCAAACTTAATTTGCTGGCTGATGTTGACCAATTTGGTCGCAGCCTTGCAAAAGCAGACAACGACACAAAAGGCTTTGCTGGAAATCTAAAAAAATACGGCAAAATAGCCGCCGCCGCTTTTGTAGCCGCTGGCGCAGCTGCTGGCGCGTATGCAATAAAGATAGGCATTGACGGAGTTAAAGCCGCAGTCGAGGACGAGCAAAGCCAAAAGCAACTTGCCGAGGCGTTGAAAAATACAACCAATGCAACTGATGATCAAATAGCCAGTACCGAAAAGTACATTACTAAGCAACAGTTGGCTTTTGGCGTAGCCGATACCAAATTGCGCCCGGCACTTGCTAACCTAGCCCGAGCCACTGGCGATGTAGGCAAGGCGCAAGAACTAACTAACCTTGCAATGGACATCAGCGCGGCCACAGGCAAAGACTTAGAGGGCGTATCACTTGCCCTTTCTAAGGCTTACAACGGCAATCTAGGCGCACTTACAAGGCTTGGCGTGCCATTAGATGCCAGCATCATAAAAACCAAGGATTTTAACGCAGCACAAGATGAATTGAGCAGGTTATTTGGTGGCGCAGCTAAGGCCAACACTGAAACCTATGCTGGTCAGTTGGCTATTGTTACCGAGCGTACGGCAGAACTTAAAGAATCAATCGGTGTGGCATTACTGCCAACGATGAAATTATTGCTAGAAGAAGTCAACAAGGTTGCCAAGGGATTCAGTGGCGAGGACCCACAGGGATTGAGCAATAGAGCCAGAGAACTAGCTGAAACTTTTGAGGGCGATGGCGCATACAGTTTGGGTTATTCACTGCGAGCAGTCGCCGAGGCATTTACTCGTTTATTTGATGAAATAGCCAGCCCTGATGCCGCCACTGGCGTATCAACGCTAGAAAAGTTGGCAGCTGCAATGGAAACTTTTGCCAATGCCATTAACAGTGTTACTAATGCTTATCGCAGTTACATGACCTTTTATGATAAAGTCCCTGACGCACTGAAAAACTTTATGAATCCATTTAATCGTTTAGGAGATTACATCAGATTAGCAGGCGGTCGCGCTGCTGGTGGATCGGTTATGGGTGGCCAGCCTTACCGAGTAGGCGAGTTTGGCCCTGAAACTTTTGTCCCATCAGGCTCGGGATCAATTCGCCCGGACTCTGGCAGTGGCCAAGGCGTAACCATAATCATGAACGGAATTATTGATGGTGAGTCTGCTCGCAGGTCAATCGAGAAGCTGCTGCAAGATAGCGCAAGGCGCACAGGCGCGGTTAACTTTGTTGGGGCTACGTTGTGACCGTATACACGCCATTCCCAAAAGTAATCTTTGCTGGGGTTAATGAGTATGCAGATAACACAATCAGCAACATCTCAATAAGTCTTGGCCGCCGAGACATTTATGAACAAGCCCTAGTCGGCATTGCCAATGTAAGACTTTGGACTGATGCAGATACTGCCCTAAACGTAAACTTATCGGATAGCATCCAGATTCAGGTTAAGGATTCAACCCACGCCTATCGCACAATTTACACAGGCACAATCTCCGATCTTAATGTCAGCCTAGATGCCTATGGCGATAAAGGATCAGTGGCGGTTTACAGCATCACAGCAGTTGGCCCGTTGGCTATCCTTAACCGCTTTACAACTGGCGGCGATGGATTCGCCAAAGAGTTTGACGGCACAAGAGTATTAAACATTCTTTCGGATGCATTTTTAGAAAACTGGGATGAGGTTGTGCCAACTCTTACTTGGTCAGCTGTAAGCAGTCTTGCCACATGGGATAACTGGGGTGGAGCCAACCAGACTTTAGTTGACAATCTGATTGCTGACATTGATACGCCCGGCACATACGAGTTGACCGCTTACAGCGATGGCGTTGCCAATGCCCTGACACTGGCCCAGAATGCCGCCCAGTCTGGCCGAGGATTCCTGTATGAAGCACCTGACGGATCAATCCACTACGACTCATACACCAGCCGAGCGACCCTGACCCCGCTTACCCTTACTGATGATGACTTATTGGCTGTAGGACTGCGACAGGCCGCCCAGTGGTCAGAGATCGTGAATGACGTGACCTTGACCTACAAGAACAATCAAGAAGTGTATGCGGCTGATTACACCAGCCAACAATCATTTGGCGAACTTTCAGGCACAAGATCAACGCAGCTAGAAAATGGCAGTGATGCCCAAAGTCAGGCTGACGCATTCTTAAAAAGTCGCGCTTACCCACGCACCTACCCAGAGGAACTTACAATTCCATTGCATAGCCCTACGGTTAGCGATGCCACCCGGGATGCATTGATCTTGATGCACGTTGGATCAGCTGTGTACACACAGGATCTGCCAGCAGTATTCGGTGGAACCTTTGATGGCTTTGTCGAGGGCATTAAGTGGAATATTGATCGCTACACGGCCAACATGACATTGATTTGCTCGGCGATATCCGAGACATACCCACACTTAATTTGGTTGCAAATCGCACCAACCGTAACTTGGGCGGGGTATACTCCAAGTACTACAGAATGGCAGGATTTATAGCATGGCAACCGTAACCCCAAATTATAATTGGCCCGTTCCCACAAGTACAGATTTTGTAAAGGATGGGGCCAGTAGTATCGAAGCTCTTGGCGATGCTATTGATGCAACTGTATTTGCATTACCAAAAATTGAAACAGTTTTATCTAGTGGAACATTTACAGCCGTATCAGCTGTCAATATGTCGAGCGTTTTAAGCAATACTTATTCATTTTATACATTGAAGTTTTACGGAACCACTTCGACCAGTGATGCTCTTTTTTCACTTAGATTTAGGGAAAATACAACTGACGTAACTACGAGTTACACAGTTTCAGGTGGTTCACTAAATAGTAGTGGTGCTTTTGGTAATTTCAATTCAGGAAGTGATACCCAAATAAATAATTTGGGAACAGCAACTTCCACTGACCCAACTTTTGGCACTCTTGAAATTATGAGGCCGAGCGCAACGCAAGGCATAGTAACTACTTTTGATGGAAACGTACGAAATGCACGTTTAACTTTTGGATCTGCTTACCGACAAAGCATGACTAATTTTAATGGGTTATCTTTACTTGTAAGTACTGGAACAATGACTGGCTTTTACATTCTCACAGGCAGGAAACCATAATGGCAACACCTAAAACTGAATCTATCAATGCTTTCGAATTTAATGGGATAACTGGCGAAAGCGTTATTCGGCCTTTAAGCGAAGATGAATTAGCTCAGCGCAAAATAGATGTTGCTAACACAGCAATTAAGCAAGCAGAATTAGAAGCAAGGATAGCAGCACGCGAAAGCGCACTTGCCAAACTGGCTGATCTTGGACTGACCGCCGAGGAAATTGCAGCTCTGTAATGACATTCCTTACTTGGTTTGCACATAGTCCCTTAGCTTCATTTGTTAAGGTATTTGGTGCAGGATTCCTTGGTTGGTTGCTGGTCAACATAGACACTTTGGGCATTCACCCGGCAATAACCATTGGCCTTGTGTCAGCATTACCAATTCTTATTAACTGGCTCAACCCTGAGTACACCAACTACGGCAGGGCCAACTTAGATGAAGCCGATTAGATTAGGCATTGTTACATTCCCTTATGGGGCTAAGTACAAGTCAGGTTCAGTACATAAGGGCGTTGATTATCGCGCTGGTGTAGGCACGTCAGTTTATGCAGCTGTAGGTGGCACAGTCGTACACGCTGGTAAACACGTTTACAAGAAAGGCTGGGGCTTTGCCTTTGGCCTACATGTCATTGTTGACAACAACCGCTTTCCAGACGGCACAGCGGGCCTTTGGGCTGGTTACTGCCATCTATCCAAGGTAGGCGTTAAAGTTGGCCAGCGTATTGCCAAGGGCGATTACGTAGGGCTTTCTGGCAATACCGGGCGAAGCACCGCTCCACACTTACACTTTCAGATTCTTTCAAGCCGTACTTGGAATCCAACCAAGCACAAGAATCCACAGAAATGGATAGATGCATGAGCCAATACATTAGCCGCAAATCAGATGCCTCATCCAAGATTCCAACACAGGAACTTAAAGCTGATGTCTGGACTGCCTTAGAGGTTGACGGCCTATACACAGTTATACCGAATGCAGATTCAAACGCGGGTGCATTATGGGCTGCCTACCTAAACATCAAAACACCCAAAATTGGTGGGGCAACTGAACTCACAATCCGTTGGACCAGAGATCCTAAAGGTATTAGGGACTCAACTGGATACCAGACTATAAGCCTTAAAAAAGGCGGAACTACCTTTGTAAAGGATGTATGGCTATTCCAATCCAAGAGAGGCCAGCCAGTTTCATTTATGGTCAAAGTCAATGGCAAGGCCACCATTACTACAAGGGAAATTAAGTTGGCTATCTCATGAATGAATTAATTAATGCCGGGCAACTGGCAGCTGCGCTTATTGCCATCTTGACCCTTATTGGAATGCTGGTCAAATGGGGCATAGTAAAGCCAATAAAGGCCTACATAGACACCATGACTTATGCCATTCAGCCTTATGCTAATGGCGGTAAATCCTTGCCAGACTTGATAAATAAGGTTGATGCCCTACATCTAGTGGTCCAAAATCACATAGACACAAGGCATGACACGCCTGTTTTCTCAAAGTGCTTGTGCGAGTCCTGCCTGACGTGCTAAAACTATTTATGTAACCGCCAAGGGTTACAACTAAGAATAGGAAATCAGGGCATGACTATTACAATCCTTCTCTATTGTGCAGTTTTATTTGGCTTAGGTATCTTTGTTGGTATCTACATTGAGGCACAACATACGCTAAGACTTAGAGCCAAATTTCGTGCGATGCATGGACCAACCATTGAACAGCAAATGTGGAATGACGGGTGGCGCATCTAATGGGTTTTGACATTAGCAACTACGTTACAGTGGCCGAACGTGTGGCCATGTTTTATGACAAGTATCCAGAAGGTTCTATTCAGTTTGAGTTTATGGGTGTAATGGACGGTGATCCACTAAAGATGTGGGGAGTTGCCAGAGCATACAGAACACCTGAGGACCCATTGCCGGGCATTGGCACTGCATCAGAATTGATTGTTGGAAAGAGTCCATACACCAATGGATCAGAGCTGCAAAACTTAGAAACAGCTTGTTGGGGTAGAGCTTGTGCAAGCCTAAACATTGGTACATCAAAAGGCCTAAGCACCAAAGAGGAAATCATGGGCAGCCGAGAGCGTCAAGCACCCGGACCTGCAAAGCCAAAAGAGGCGATGCAAGAGCCACCCAGCGAAGCCATGGAGGCAGACCCATGGTTACCTGTACCAGCCATGGATGAGGGCATAAGTAATTACGATGACCCTGAAATACCAATGTGCCTACATGGGGCAATGAATCGCCGTAGCGGTATTAGTAAGAAAACAGGCAAGCCTTACGCTGGCTATTTTTGTGACAATGAGCCACAGTGCGATCCAAAGTTTGATAGGTCATGACCGATGCAGAAGTCATTAGATGCAGCTGCGGAGGCTGGTCATATATTGGTAGTCCCTGTACATTCTGTGGTAAAGAGAGCAAACAATGACTCATCCTGAACACAGTAAGCATTGTCACTGCGTATGCACTGACCTGTTTGAGCTACAAGAGGCCATTGAACAAGCCCGGGCCATTCATTACAGGCACGAGAAAACAGACAAGCCTTGCCTAGTGTGTGGCTTAACTGATGAGAACTGTGATAACTGCCGTCAATACAAAGACTGCGTTGTCTGTCATGAGGAATGGCCTTGTGACACTTTCATAGCATTGGACTACATGGCATGAGATGTAACTGCCCACCTGAATTGCTTTACAAGGGCGATCATTACGCCGATTGCAGAATGCTTAGGGTCAATGTGCCGCATCCAGATTGTGACACTTGCAAGGATGAGCCAGTAGCTTGTATTGATTGCTACATGGCTAATGGTGGTTACAATGACTAACCGTTGGGAACTTGAATTTCATACAACCTTAATGACCCTATTAAGAATTACAAGAAATTTAAGAAGCATGGATTGTGACCATTGTGCAAACCTATTAACTGAGGTTTATAGGTGCATGAGCAAGGAAACAGAAAACATTAGAGATAGGGCTAATAATGGATAACAAAGATGAAATGTTTATTTCAATACTTAAAAAACTTTATGGGGCCTATGATGCGTCTCATTACTTTGCCGAGAGCTGCGAGGTTTGCCATGAAACATTGTCGCCATTTGATATTGGTGTAGACCCATACACAGACACGCGTACTTGGATGACTAAGTGTTGCGGAGTAGTTAACACCTATAATCAGAAACTCTCACCACAAATTTAAAACTAGCCAGTAATTGGAGTGGTTCTTGATCCCTCGTCCTGACTACTGGCTAGTACACACATTATAACCACATAACTGACACAAATGTCTAGGCAAGACTTAAACTGCTGGCTGCCTTATCAGCTGCTAAACCGCCGTTAGATGGCGTGTCTCGGCATGCCTGATAATCATGCAAAATGCAGAAATGCGAGCCTGACTACCAGTAATAAAACCGAACTGCCTTATTACATAACAAAATGGTAACAGGCATATGGCGCAGTTGGGTTATCTATAGTGGATAACTCCCTTTACAAGCGAAACTTATACGGTGACGGGTGTGGATGGCTCGCTAAGAGCCATTCCTGCTCACTTACCAGTTCTGGGTGTGAATCACTCTTAAACTTAATTACATGACATCTAGACATGATAAATGGGTACAAGTCAGACAAGCTGAATTACTCAAGTATGTGAATGGAGTAGAGATGTTAAGTAAAGACCATACACAATTACAACAGGATTTCAATGATGCCAAACAAATAGCCGGGATGATTGATAGGACATGGAAAGAAAGGCTTGATCAACTTATGGACGTAATTATTGATACACATCCATCAGTCAATGTGCATTACCGTAACGGAATGATGGCTGCTTACAACATTATGCAGGGTTTAGAGGACTGACATGCTTGACGTTAATTCCCCTAAGGGTCAAGAGTCACTTGAGCACGAGCTTAGAGCCGTCCAGTTATGGAACAGCCATTACACCGATTACACCTATGTACACACACCAAAGAATGGCCCAGCATTGGTTGACGCGGTGATCTGTGACAATGATTGCAACGTAGTAGCCGTAGTAGAGCAAAAGTCCCGGAACATGAGCCTTGAGCAGCTGCAGAACTGGAATAACGAATGGCTTATAACCTTTGAAAAGATTGAGGCTGGCCGTTATGTAGCCAATTCATTAGGTGTGCCATTTATAGGCTTCTTATACCTAATCCCAGATGATTTACTAATCACCAAACAACTATCCAACGCCAATGGCGAATGGACATGCAACTTTCGTACAGCACTAACTGAAACACAGGAAACAATCAATGGTGGCAAAATAGTCAGAGAAAATGCCTACATTGATTTAACAGAGGCAAAACACATAAGGCAGAACTAATGACAATACTTGCAGGGCTAACACATGGTGGAAAAGTTTATTTAGGGGCTGACCGGGCTATGTCAGATAGTAATTTCATTAGTCCATTAGCAAGGCCCAAGATACGTAAGGTAGGGCCTTATCTAATTGGATACAGTGGCTCATTGGGTACAGGGCAACTAACAACTTTTGCTACATACCCAGATGTCAACACACATAACTTAGAGCAATGGATGCGTATGTCATTCTGTGGGGCATTACAGAGAGCAGCTGATGAATACAAGATAGACATAAACAATGAGGAAAATGGGGCTGACTTACTTGTAGGAATACAGGGCAGACTATTTGAGATTAGCACTGTTGATTGGTCAGTAGGTGAATACAACATGATTGCTACTGGTTCAGGGTTTCCATTCGCTATGGGTTCATTACATACAACAAGACATACTGATGATCCACAATGGCGCATAAGAGAGGCAGTAGGTGCGGCTATCAAGTACAGCCCTAGTTGCGTTGGCCCTATTGATGTATTGGTCGCTTAATGGACCAAACAACCCTATTCACAATGGAACAGCAAGATTTAACATCTAATGACTACTACACACCCAAATGGATCTTTGATGTATTAGATCTTGAGTTTGACCTTGATCCAGCTTCGCCTCCCGGCGGCGTGCCACACATCCCAGTTAAAAACTATTACACACAAAAGGATGATGGATTAAGGCAACCTTGGTTTGGCCGAGTGTGGATGAATCCACCATTTAAGGGCGTTAAACCTTGGGTAGAAAAGTTTGTTGAACACAGCAATGGAGTTGCATTGTTAGGTGTATCTAAAACAAAATACTTTAAGACATTGTGGGATGGACCGGCATCAATGATTTGGATGCCAAGAGATCTAAGGTTTATAGATCCAAAAGGTAGTGACGGTAGTATCTGGATGCCTTGCTGCATGATCGCGTTAGGTGATGAGAATGTAGAAGCACTAAGTCGCATTGGCAAGATTAGGTGAGTAAGGCACATGCGAGAGGCACAGATACACAGTGGCGTAACTTACGCAAGGCCTGCTTTCAGGTATGGGGTAAAACATGCATGTACTGCGGAGACCGGGCGACCGAGGTAGATCACATCATTGAAGTAGCCCGAGGTGGCACAAACACCATTGATAACCTGCAACCTTTATGCAAGCCCTGTCACATGGCCAAGACCGTTGCGTTTAACACAGTGCGCCAGAGCCCCTCA